CAGCGGGGCGAGACGATGCTGGCAGTGATGCTGCGGCGCGAGTTCCTGTACGGGACGAAGAGGAGGCGGTGATGGGTGTCGAGGAGTGGCACGGATGACCTCGTGGGGAGGCTCGCGAGAGCTGGACTGCGTCCCATCGACGAGCACGCCGCCGCGCACCCACCCGGCGGCACCTCCCCGCCCTGCCCCCAAGGAGGAACAAGCAGCGAACGCCTGGCCGCCCGAGCGGCAGGCGGAAGAGCGGCTGCGCATCTACCGGCTGACGATCCGCGCCGACGTCGCCTCGCTGTTCGGGCGCGAGCAGATCATGGAGGAGATCAGCCAGCTGTTCGAGTCGAACGACAGCCCCAGCCACTGGGATGTGTTCGAGGTGGAATGCAGCCTGCGCGAGACGCCATGAAAGTCAGCCCGCTGAGCGAGGTGCGGCGGCCGCAGCGCCTGCACTGGTGGCAGCGCACGGTGCCGGTACCGCTCTGGTACCTGCTGCTTGTGCTCGTCGTCGGCACGTCCTACTGGCTGGAGGTCATCCTGCGGTGAGCGAAGCCTGGGTGAGTATGACTTCGGGCGTTTCTTCGCATCAGTTCCAAACGCCCGTGCCGCCGAAGAAACCGCATCGCTGCCCGATCTGTGGTGGCACCGGGACGGTGCCTGCCGATTTCTACAGCCAGCTTGGCTCTGCCACGTCGACGGCACGTGCGAAGTGCCGCGCCTGTAACGGTCGCGGGATCGTGATCGCGTGAATCCGGTGGGTAAAAGGCGCGGTCGCGCGCGAGGCGACGCAGTGATGGACTCTCGCGAGGCCACGCTGCGCTGCCAGTACCCGCAGATCAACTGGGACGAGCCGATCGCCTACACGTCGGTGCGCTACGGCGAGGGCTGGGCCTGCCGGGTCTGCATCGCGCTGCTGGGGATCAACGGCATGGAGGGTCCCGGCGGCAAGTGGTGGCGCGAGCACGACGAGGCGGTGCGGCACATCAACTTCCACCGGGTCGTGCGCTAGCCCGCGATGGCAAACGGGCCGCCCATGCGCGCCAGCGGGAAGGCGAAGCCGGGGTTGGGCGGCGGCGCAGGCGGCGGCAGCGTGCCGATGTACGGCCCCGCTGCGTAGCCTGGGCCGACGCTGATGCTGGGCGGCGCCGCCGGGTTCCAGCTGGGCAGCGGCCCAGCCGGGTGCAGCGGCCCGCCGGGGCTGAACGCGCCGGGGTGCAGCCAGGGCGGCAGCGCGAGCGGCTGGCCGGTGAGCGGATGCGGGACGACGAACGGAGCCTGCGGCGACCAGCCGGGCAGCAACGGAGGCCCGGACGGCCCGATCCCGAGCGGCCCCGTCGACAGCGGCGGCGCAGGCGCGGCGAAAGGGAAATGCGGCAGCAGCGGCGGCGCGGCCAGCGGCGAAAACGGCAGACGGGGATAGCGAACAGCCATTCAGACCTCCCTGTTACAGCTGCGCGACCTCGCCCGCAGCGACACCATGAAAACGCCAGCGCAGATAGCGCTCGGAACGGGCGAGCCGGGCAGGATCGTCCGGGTAGAGGCGAGCGGTCAGCGCAAGCTCGCGCGCCACGTACTGCTCTTCGCTCAGGCCCTGCACACGCAGCGGCTCCGCCGCGCGGCGCTTGCGCTGCCGGTAGGCCGCCTTGCGCAGCCGCTCCGACTCGCTGTCCCACACACGGCCGTCAGCCATCAATGTCCCACCTTTCGGAGCGAGCCTGTCCCACAGGGCGAAACGAGAGTCGCCAGCCCCAGGGAACGGATCCAGGCAAAGAGGCTCAAAGCCAGCAACAGAGCCGAAAACACGGGGCGGGCAGGGGTCAGCGGCAGGCGGCAAGGGTCAGCGGCTCAGTCGGGGCGCAGCCGGAAACTGGGTCCCGCGCGAGCCGCGCGCGCGCGGGGGAGGCCGTCGCAGGCGGGTTCCAGGCCTGCGGCCTGGACGCCGCGCGCTCGAGCAGCGATCTGGCAGATCGTTGTACCCTCCGGATCTGGCTCAACCATGCGGCTTAGCGCCGCAGCTGTCAAGCGCTGTCAAGCAGGCTGGCGGCCAGCTGCTGCATCTCGGCCCAGCCCAGCGCCTCCACGCCCTGCTCGTCCTGCGGCGCGTCCACCTCGAGCCTGAGTGTTGCCTGCGGATACAACAACTCGAGCGCCGCGATCGCCGCGCGCTGCTTCGAGATTGGCTCAGTGATGCGGTCTAGCGGCTCATCGACGATCGCGCGGGCGTAGTCGTCTGCGCGCATTTGCGCGGCCACGCGCGCCGCTTGCAGCGGTGTTGATGCTCGTCTGGCCGAGATGCCCAGCTGCATCCTGGCGGCACTGCGCTTGCGCTTCTCGGCGTGTGCGAGTTGTGAGGCGGCTTTGGGGTCTCGGCTGACTCCGCCGATGCCGCTGTGGCCTGGGCAGCGTCCGGTCGCCTTGACACGCGTCGCGCGGCACCTCGAGCCATCCTCTTTGATCACCCGGCAGCTGCCGTCGTCTGGGCCGTCGTAGAGCGTCGCTCCGGGCGCGAGCTCGGGCAGACCCTGCGCGAAATTTCCCGCAATTTGCGGACTATTTGTGCTCATCTCACCTCCGAGCACTGCCACACCGTGTGGCACTTGTGCTTCTCTTCCGGCGGGCGCAGGACGGCGACCCAGTCGCGTACCGGCCCGCTCCACCGCTCTTTGACAACTCCATCATCCTCCTCCTACCGGTCTCAGAGACCGAGCGAGGCCTGCATTGACCCTGATGACCGTCGGCAGACGGAGCGGGGCGCTTCGGCGTTCCCCGTTGGCTGGGTGCAGGCCTGTTGGCGCTCCTGAGACACCGGCCGAATGGTGGAGCGGAAGACCGGGTTGCTGCCGGTCGAGATCCTCCGCATCCATGGTCAACGCGCCTGCCCAGATGGCAGGCCACCGGAGGTGCTTCACATGTTCACCGTCTACGAGACCCTGACCGGCCGCATCATCGCCACCGACGTCACCCTGACGCAGGCCTACGGCATCCGCGACGCACAGCGCGCCTACCACTTCAGCCGCCCGCAGCACGCTGTCCGGATCGCCCCCGCCAGGCCATCCGACCGCGAGGGTGGCACCCGCTGAAACGACGCCCACCGGGAGCGCATCCCGGCATGGTCAACCAAGGAGGGATTCACATGCTCAACGAACCGACCCACTGGCAGGTCTGGTCGCTGATCGACGGCGCGATCGACGAAGACATCTTCGTCAGCGAAGCCGCCGAGGCCGACGAGACCGCCGGGCGTCTCTCGCTCGCCTACCGCGACGAGGGTCTCGCCTACGAGGTCTTCGTGCTGGCGCACTACTGCGGCGAGCACGACGACTGCACCTGTGTGCAGTGGCTGGACGATCATCGTCCGCGCTACTCGTACCACCCCAGGACGGGCGCGTAAGCGCCCTCCACGGTCAACCAACCAACAGGAGGAAACACGATGACCAGCAAGCACCTCAACTACCACGATCACACCGACTCGATCCTGCTCGGCTACCAGATCGGCAGCGGCGAGATCAAGGGTCGCACACTGACAGTCACCGGCAGCGGCGACACCGTGCGCTTCGCGATCGAGGGCATCGACGGCTACGTCGACCTGCCGCTCGGCAACTTCGCAGCCCTCGCAGCCGAGTGGCTGCTAGAGCTGCAGCTGAACCGCGACCTGGATGCCGCCGAGCTCCGTGCTGGCACCCAGTAGCAAAGTGAGCGCGCTCCGGCGCGCCCACGGTCAACTCGAGCCTGCCTCGATGGCGGCTCAGCCAGGAGGAACCATGAACGATCGCGACAGACGCTTCAGCGACCGCGAGCAGGCTCGTGCCTACCTGATCGAGAAGATCGAGGCCGAGCGCAGGCTGCTGGCAGACCCGCGCGGCTTCAGCACCTTCGACCCGAACTGGATCATCGAGGACGCCGAGTTCCGGCTGCGCTGGCTCGACTGCGCGCCCGCCGGGGCCAAGTTCTGCGGCGCTCCGCTACAGGACAAGCACGGCGTGCCGTGCGGCGGCAACAGCAATGAGAACGTCGGCCCCAACCAGACGATTCGCGCCTGGCGCGCGAACAAGGGCTTCACCCCGTACGCGACGGGCCAGCACTGAGCTTCACCCCCGCGCCTCGCGCGCGGGGTCAAGGTCAACTACCCAAGGAGGAAACACCATGAACGAGATCCGTTTCGCGACGGTCATCAACGCCGAGCGCGCCGAGCGGCTCTACCGCTACCTGCCGGAGAACTACAAGATCCTGGCAGGGATCGACGGCACGTACCTGATCGGCGGCGTCGACCGCGCCGGTTGGACGCTCGAAAGCTACGTCATCCCGCGCCTGGCGAGCGGCAACATCCAGTGCGTGGAGATCACCGCGAACGACTGCGGCGAGATCCTGGCCACGCCCGCCGACGACGTCCGCGCGGCGATCGAGCGCACGTTCTGGACGGCGGTGGGCGCGTGATCGTCGCCGCCAACAGCGTGCTCGGCCTCGGCTTCGCGTACGCGCTGGTCGCGCTCGTCCTGCTGCCCGCGTGGCTGCTGCGACGGCGCTAGCAACTGGCAGGAGCTTCGGCTCCCGCCACGGTCAACTACCAAGGAGGAATCCCATGAAGACCATCGAGTACCGCGTGATCTACAACGGCTACGCGGGCGCGATCGAGGAAGTCGTGCGTGTGCAGGCTCGCTCGATCAACAGCGGCTTCACCAAGGCCGTCAAGCGCGCGCGCGAGCCGCTCGGCAACGGACACGTACGCGAGATCGCACGCATCGAGTTCTGGCAGGTCGTCTGATGTTCCGCGTCGAAGACCACGGCTCGATCGTGCTCGTTCGCCCACTGACGCTCGACTGCCAGGCGTGGCTGCACGAACACACGCCCGACGAGGGCGAAGACATGGCGCAATGGTTCGGCGGCGCGCTCGTCGTCGAGCCGCGCTACCTCGAGCCGCTCGTCACTGCCCTGATCGAGGAGGGCTACGCCGCGCAGTGATGCGCGGCCACGGCCAACTACCCCAAGGAGGAATCCAATGAACGTCGTCGACATCATCGGCTACGCGCTCGTCGCGTACCTCGTCGGCTGCTTCGGCTGGCTCGCCTACTACATGATCTGCGACATTCCCCACGGCGGCGGGGTCGACGGAGGCCTCGGCGGCTTTCGCCGGTGGTTCCCGTGAGAAAGCTCGACGTGCTCGGTCCTGCCGAGGTCGCCGGGCATCTCGGCGTCAACGCGGCCACCGTGCGCAGCTGGGCGAAGCGCGGCATCCTGCCGCCGCCGGATGCGCAGCTGCAGATCGGTGCGCTGTGGCGTCGAGCAACGATCGATCGCTGGGCGGCGAGCACGGGCCGTGCCCGCGTGCGCCAGCTGCAACAACTGTGAGGGGCTTCGGCCCCTCGCATGGTCAACTACAACAGGAGGAACCCATGACCGACAAGTACGTGAGCAGCTGACGGGGGAGGATGATGGAGCACGCGGCGGCCACTCTCCGCTCAGGTGCCAGCCCCTGCGGGCCACCCCGATGCGGAGAATCCTACCCCTATCTGCGCGCGTTTTCCACGCTGCTTCGAGCGGCGTAGCGCGCGTTTCACCTGCTCGATCGAGACGCCCATCCGGGCGGCGATCTGAGCGGGCTTGTAGCCCTGCGCAGCGAGGCCGCGCACGGTCTCGTTAGCCTGTGCCTGGCCGTGCTCGAGCAGCCACGGCGGCACACGCACGCTGCGCATGCGCAACGTGATTCCGAGCACACCCAGGTCGACCTCGCGCCGGTCGGCCGCGCGAAGCTCGTACGGCTGCGCCTCGACCACGATCAGACGCACGAGACGGCCGCGCCGGGGCCGCTCGACGGTTAGCTCGGCCAGCCGCTGCCGCGCCTCGGCGTAGCTGCCGGAGCGATCGTAAGCCTCTCTCAGCCGTTCCCAGCTGAAGCCCGGCTCGAGGCCGTCCGGCTGCTCGCGTGGCCGTGCGGGCGGCGCTGTGGGCAGCTGGACGGCTTCTCGCACCGGCAGCAGCAGGTAAGCGTCCCATTCGAGGTCGCCGTGCTCGCGCCGCCGCCAGCCCCGGCCGTCGCAGATCAGGCAGAGCAGCGCCGGGCCGCGACGGCGGCGCACCCAGCCGCTGCGGCGGCAGTGCTCGCAGGGGACGTAGCGTGAGGCGGCCGGGCCGCTGTCGGGCCGCAGCGCCGAGCGCGGCCGGGGGTAGGGGTCCTCGAGCGTCTCGAGCAGCAGCCGCGTGCGCTGGACGCGGTCGGCGAGGTCTGGGGTCACGCGGATCCTTCCGCGCTCCAGCACGAACCTCGAGGCCGCCGCCAACCCTAGCGGCCGCATTCCCCGACACGAAGGTTCGGCCTGCACCACTCTTTGCGCCTTCTGCACGAACTAACGCGGTCTTTGCGAGAAAAGGGAGTTTGACAATCCGGTGCCTGGTGGTAGGACCCTGGCTCTCATCTTCGAGCGGCCCGGTGGACGCGGCCGTTCCCGCCCCGGCTCGAAGTGAATTGGCAGGCACTACGCCCAATTACGAGACCTTGGAGGCACAAGGAATGCGCTTGGGCTTTTCGCGCATTCTGCGGCTGCGCCCGCTATTTGCGGGAGTTCTTTCTGAATTTCCTAAAGATGACCGTAACTTTCCGGTCGCTTACCGAACATTTCCGGCTATGGGTCTTCCAATTTCCGCCGACCTTTTGGCATCCTCAGGGGCATGCAACGAACGATGGCGGCGGTGACCGATCCAGAGCTTTATGACGACGGCCAATTCCATCTGCGAATTCGCCACCAGCGCCGCCTGCAGGGGCTGAACAAGAAGGAAGCCGCTGGGAAGGCGGGCGTCACGCCGCGCACCTACAACAACTGGGAGGCCGGGCGCACCGTGCCCCGCGAGGGCAAGCAGCTGCGCGCGCTGGCCGACTACTACCGCGTCTCGCCGCTCTGGTTGCTCACCGGCGAGGAGGAGGAGGCCTAGATGCCGACGATCGACACGCGGATCACCAAGGTCGAGCAAGACACAGCGACCGGCTGGTTCCGCATCCACACGAGCGACGAGCGCGTCAAGCGCGTCGACACCAACCGCGCCGAGCTCGCACAGGAAGCCGCTGGCTTCAAGCGCAACGACGCGCCGGTGCGGCTCGAGTTCACCGAGAAGGAGTCGACGAACATCAACCCGCACACCAACCGGCCGTACCTGAACCGCTACTACGAGTCGGCGACAGCGCTGTCGGCGAACGGCGCGAGCGGCGACGGGATCGAGCGCGTCTCGCCGACGCGCCCGGCGACCAACCCGGACGAGGCCTGGCGGATCTGCCTGGCGGCCGGTGCGAAGCTGGCGGTCGCCGCCGCTGCGCGCGTCGAGGGCCTCGAGACGCTGGCCGCGCAGAAGGCGATGGCGCAGCGCTGGGCCGAGTTCTTCTACTTCTCGAAGCCGCCGGACGCGCCCTCGAACGGCGCGGAGCAGCTGCAGGTCGCGCGCGCCGCACAGCCGCAGCCGCAGCAGCAGTGGGCCGACGTGCAGCTGGGCGACGAGCCGCCGCCGCACAGCGACGAAGAGATCCCGTTCTGAGGTGAGCGCGCAGCTGGACGTCAACGGCGAAGCCGAGTACACGGCGGACGAGCTGATCGCCGAGATCGCCGAGCGCGGCGGTCGCATCTACCGGATGCGCGCCGTGCTCGCCTTCTGCATCACCAGCGACCCGGAGCTTGCCGAGTGGCTGGTCAAGCTCGGCGCGTGCGGCTACCTGCCGGTCGGCGCGGAGCGCACGCTCGACGTGCCGGTCGGCGCGTACCGGCGCGCGCGCGGCGGCGCGATCGAGTGGGACCTGTACATCCACACGATCCCGGTGCGCGGCGAGAAGACGATCTGGGAGGCCGCCAGGCTCGCGCCGATCGTGAAAGCGACGGACTACCGGTGATCACGCTCGAGCAGTACCTCGAGCAAGAACAGGCGGTGTTCAACCTGCCGATCGAGCACTGGTCGCCGACCTCGTTCTCACAGCTGCAGCGCTGCCCGCGCCAGTGGCAGGAGCGGCACATCAAGGGCCGCAAGGAGCGCCCGGCCGAGTCGCCGTTCATCGGCACGGCGCTGCACCACGCGGCCGAGATGAACTTCGGACAGAAGATCGAGTCGCACGAGGACATCCCGCTGCCGCAACTGCTCGAGTACTACAACGACAGCTTCCCGCTCCTGCTCGAGCGGGAGCAGGAGCGTCGCGGCGACGAGATCCTCTGGGACACCTCGCCGGAGAAGGCGCGCTCACGCGGCCGGGCGATGCTGGTCGCCTACCAGAACAACGTCGCCGAACGGATCCAGCCGCTCGCCGTCGAGCAGATGATCGAGGTCGACATGGGACTCGCGATCCCGGTACAGGGGCGCTTCGACGTCGAGCGCGCCGAGTCGGTGATCGACCTGAAAACGGGCAAGCAGACGGCGCGCAAGCCGAAGGAGGACTGGCTGATCCAGGCCTGCGTCTATGGCAGCGAGCGCAACAAGCCGGTCGAGTTCCACTCGATCTCGGCGACCGCCGAGACGGGCAAGGCGACGATCGTGACGCCGCTCGAGTCGGAGGCGCTGCTCGTGCAACCGACCGCCGCCGAGCGCGAGCAGCAACGCGACACGCTGCGCGCGCTCGAGGCAATGGCCTGCAGCTACATGGCGCAGTACGGCCCCGACGAGCCGTGGCCGACGCTCGGCCGCTTCCACAGCTGGGCGTGCAACTACTGCGGCTTCAGGAAGGACTGTCCGGCCTGGGCGGCGACCTCGTGATCGCGCTGTTCATCGTCGCGGCGCTCGTGCTCGTCTACGCGATGTGGTGGGGGTCGCGGTGAACAAGCGCTTCAGGAACCTGTTCCTCGAGCCGGACGAAGGCGACGCGCTGCTGCTCGAGTTGATCTCCGTCAAACCCACCCAGGCACTCGTAGGGTTGGGCGACGGCAAACAAGAGCGCGTGATCGTGTTTCTATCGGACGACCCGCGAATCGTGCCGTTCATCGAGTCGTTCGAGCATGACGAGGAGCACGATGTCGATACGCGCTGGACGATGCTCGGCACGCCGTTGCCCGAACTGCTCGCCGTGCTCGAGGTGGAGAACACGACGAAGAAGACGAGCGCGAAGTTCTCGCTGCCGCTGCCGGAGGCGATGCCGTTCATCGAGCAGGCCGCCGCCGATGGAATGGTCGTCATTGCGCGCTCGATCGACGAATACGCCGTCTTCGAGATCGCGACGGACATCGGGATAATCCGCACCGGGGCCACCGTGGCAGCGCTCGTGCCGAAGCCGAGGACGAACAGATGACGCTGTCGCCGCTCGCCTCGAACCAACACCTCGCCGTCGGCGTCAAGGGGCCGAGCTTCAAGGTCGGACCGAAGTGCGCCAACCCGCGCTGCCACAACGGCGGCCGCCGCTGGGCCGAGCACGCGCATCACATCTTCCGGCGTAGCGCGCTCGGCGGCGATTTCAAATGGGTCGAGATCGACGGCTTCCTGGTCGGCAACCTGACCGGCCTCTGCGTTCCCTGCCACAACGACGTCACCGGCGAGATCGGCGGCCACCGGGCCGCGATCCGCTGGGACGCGCGCGCGAAGGTTTTCAACTGGTGCCGCGTCGTCGGGCACGGGAACGAGATCGAGTTTCTCAAGGTCGGCCCGCTCGACCCGCAGCCTCCGACTCCCGACTCGCTCACAGCGCGAGCCTCCGGGCCAAAGCACGAGTCAGAGGCATGCCCGTTCTGCGGGCAGACGCGACGGCGGCGAAAAAGCCCCGCCAGTACAGCGGCCGGGCAACGCCGCCGCCGTAAGAACTGGATCGTCTCTGTCCCCGGCGACAGCGAAGACGGTGCCGGGATCCTCGACGCCTTCGTCGACGACGTCGCCGAGCTTCTCGGTGCCGGGGAGTGGGACGAGCGCAACCGGCGCTACTGGGCGCTCGTGCACGCGCTCGCCTGGCTGATGCAGCACCGCGAGGAATTCGCGCGCGACGCAAAGGCGGAAGCGGCGTGACGCACGAACCGTACGAGCAGCCGTGCGCGGCCTGCGGCAAGCCGGTCGACGTGCTCGCCTCCTCGACGCTGTACGAGGCGGTCGGCTGGGCGCAGACGCGCAAAGGCGGCGGCCTGCACCACCTGCGCGACCAGCGTCGCACCGGCCGCGTGATGCACGCCTCCTGCGCCGCGCTCAACAGCGCGTCGTCGCAACAGGGAGCGCTGGTGTGAAGTCGGTGCTCGAGGAACTGGAGCGCGAGGGCGCGCACGAGCGTGCGCTGCTGACGCTGCTCGACACCGTGCAGGTCCTCGTCGAGGTCCTCGCCGCCGGGATGACGCCGAACAAGGACTTCGAGGGGATCACGATCCGCAGGTTCAACCAGACACGCGCCGACCTGCTCGAGGAGGCGCTGCCCGGTGAGTAAGACCGCGCGCATTCCCGGCACGTTCAAGACGCAACCGCCGACGCTGATCGTCGACCGCTCGCTGCGCGCACGCGAGATCCGCAGCGGCCTGCTCGACGCGGGCGCGCTCTGGGCCGAGGTCTACCGGCTCGGCGAGTGCCTGGCGATCGTCTCGCGCGACCCGATGCACAGCGAGTATCGCTGGCACCTCTCGATCTCGCATCCCAACCGCTACCCGACCTGGGACGAGATCAAGGCGGCGTGCTTCTCGATCAACGTGCTGCACGGGAGCGTGCTCGCGCAGATCCTCGCGCCGGGCGACGGCAGCGAGTGGGTCAACCTGCACGACAACTGCTTCCACCTCTACGAGATCCGCGACCCGGTGGTCTCGTGAAGTATTTCGAGAGCGAACGCGAGTTCACGCGCTGGGTGATCAACGAGGCGGCGACGCGCGGCTGGAAGAGCGCGCACTTCGGCAACACGGTCAAGATCGTGCGCAAGCGCGACGGCACGACGAAGACGATCGCCGACCGCGACGCCGCCGGGTTCCCCGACCTGGTGCTCGCGCGCGAGCGGCTGCTCTGCGCCGAGTTGAAGCTGTCGCCGAACAAGCCGACCGCCAACCAGATCAGCTGGCTGGAGGCGCTGCGCGACGCCGGGGTCGAGACGCATGTCTGGAACGAGCAGCAGCAGGCCGAGATCGTGCGCACGCTCGAGGCGCGGATCTCGCCGAAGCGGCTGGCACGACTGCTGCTCGCCTCCGACGGCGACATCGACCACAGCGTCGCGGTCGCACAGCTGCTCGCAAACAAGGAAGAAGGATGAACGGCTGGGGACCGAAGCGCTGGCCGCCCTACCACAGCCTGCCCTGGCCGCGCTACTACGCCGCCTCGCTCACCGGCTACAGCGAACACGCGCGCAAGCCGGTCACCCAGTGGTACGTCTACGACCGCGCCTGCAACTGCAAGCGGGTCGGCGGGCCGTACCTCAACCAGGGCTACAACCGCGCCGAGACCTGGGCGCGCCGGGTTGCGCTCGAACGCAACGTCGGACACCGCGTGCAATGAGCAGCGACTACGGCGACCTGACACGGCACATCGACTGGCCGCCGCTCGTGCGCGAACTGAGCCGCCGCGTGCGCCTCTACACCGACGTGATCGACGCGCTGCGGCGGCGCGACGACGAGAACACCGTGCTGCTGAACAGCGCGCTGCACGAGCTGGCGACAGCGCGCGGCCTCGAGCCGCAGCAGTTCATCGACAGCTGGCTGCGCGAGCACCGCCGCCTCGACAGCGAAGGCGTGCCGCTCGAGCGCGTCAAGCCACGCTGGAGGAACAAGAAGATGAAGTAGGCCCGCGACCAAAAGGCTGACACGCCACGAACGCGATGGACGTAAGACCGTGTCACGTACCTCCAGCCAACGGGCCGTGCGTACAGCATGGCAGGTCGCTGGCTCTCGGTCGACAGCGGACTCGTGCAAGGGGATTGAAGATTTCCCGGAGCACCGCGCATCGAGAGAACCCTCTGACATCCGTGGGCGTTGCATCCCGTCTAAAGCAGCAGCCTCCATAAGGTCGGGCCGACGGCCCGGCAGAAGTGCTCTCTTCCCGTGGAGAAGGGTCAAGCTATGGACAAACGCAGAAAGCAATATCTGCGCTACCTGAACAGCGACAAGTGGGCGAAGACGAGACGCCGGGCGCTCGAACGTGCGGGTTTTCGTTGTGCCAAGTGTCAAAGATCCAAGAGGTTGCATGTCCACCACCTCACCTACGCGCGCTTCGGAAACGAGAACGACGAGGACTTGCAAGTGCTCTGCGAGCGCTGTCACCGTGCCCTTCATCGCGACAGGAAGAGACACAGGGAGCGGCGCAAGCGGCGGGCAGTGGGGGGTTGGGTCAGGTGACGATTACGACCGCCTCATCGTGCAGGCGCTTGTCAGGGACGGCCGATGAACGAGCTACACTGTCAAGCGCAGATCGTTGATCTGCACGGTCAATTCATCGGAAGGAGAACATCATGGCGTGGAAGCGCTACGACACGCAGGGGTTCAAGTACCTCTACGGTCGCGACACAGGCGGCTTCGCGATTCGGCGGCCGAAGCCGAAGGGGACGCTGAACAAGCAGGGCAAGCGCGATACCAACCTGACCTATGAGCCGCTCGAGGCGAGGAGCGAGACGGAGGCGTTCGCCGAGTACGAGCGGCTGATCGGCAAAGACCCGGTGGTCGGGGCTGAGAAGGCGAAGCGCGACGAGCCGTTCGCGAACGTCTGGAAGAACTACATCGAGCGGCACAACACACTGGCCGCGTCGAGCGTCGACAAGCACAAGTCGACGGCCAGGTACATCGAGCAGCTGATGCACGGGCCGATCAGCGGCTTCGACAAGGACTGGGTGAACAACGCACTCAACGTCGCCGAGCTACACCGGACGGCGAAGGGCGAGCCGCTGTCACCGTCGACGCTCAAGTCGGTGCTCGCGCTCTGCCAGGCGCTCGGCAGCTACTGCGTCGCCGAGGGCCACCTCGACACGAACCCGGCGCAGGATCTGCGCAGGCGCTCCTGGATGGTCGAGCAGAAGGGCGGCTCGCGCAACGTCGTCGAGCACCGCGAGGTCGAAGCACACGAGGTGGTGAGCGACGAGGAGGTCGAGCAGATCGTCGCCGCGCTCGGCGACTACGACGAGAACCACGTTTTCATCAAGCAGGTCGCGGTCAAGCTCTGGGTCGAAGTCGGCCCGCGCATCCGCGAGATGCTGGCGCTCGGCCTCGAGCACATCAAGGACGACGAGCCGGGCGTCTACGGTGACGCGGGCTGCCTGCTGATCGAGCGGCAGCTGAGTTACGCGATGAAGGTCGACGATCCCAGCAGCTGGTTCGCGCGCAACGCGCGCGGCAAGTACGTGCTGAAGGCGAAGGGCAAGGCGCGGCGGGTGCCGCTGTCGCCGACGGCGCGCAATCTGCTCGACACCTACATCAAGCGCGGTCGCCTCGACGGCTGGCTCTCCCAGGACGACAGCGGCCTGCTCTTCCCCAACCCGGAGACCGGGCAGCCGTACACGCCCGGCATGTTCGGCAAGGCGATCAGCACCGCCGCCGAAGACGGCGGGATCGACCGCCGCATCACCTCGCACCATCTGCGTCACACCTATATCTCGCGGCTGCTGCAGGCGGGCCTCGAGATCAGCGAGGTCGCCGGGTACGCGGGCAACAGCCCGGCGGTGACCGAGGCCGTCTACGCCCATTTCATCTCGATGGCGAAGCGGGCCAACCGGGTCGCCCAGCTGATGGAGGCGGCGCGGCGCGAGCGCACCGCCTAGGCTTCCCTGAGATGGGGAAAGAGGCCCGCCTGCCGACGCGTTGTGGTGGCGTCGGAGGCGGGCCTTTTCGTGCTCAGACTTACACTGTTGCTTGACAGCGCTTGACAGAATGGGTGGGTTGAAAGGGGTATTGTTAAGACCAGTTTGGCTTAAATAAACGGTTCGGGCCCGTAGCTCAGCGGTTAGAGCAGCGAACTCATAAGTCAATTCCAGGCGAACAATTGACAGGAAACGCGAAGAAATGGCTCAACCATGCGGTTTGTTCAAGCGGAAACCTGTCAACAACTGACGGGAAATCGACCGGAAAGCCGATGTGCTTGACAGCGCTTGACAGCGCTTGACGGCTAGAACGGCGTCGTCTGCCCGAAGCGGCCGGGCACGCCGCCGGGCGCGAAACCGATCTCGGCCCAGCCCGGCTTGGTCGCGTTGCCGATCGGCACGCGGCCGGTGCCGGTGTGCGAGAGCGTCTGCCCGGCGACGAACTGCGCGCCCGGTTTGAGCACCGACAGCGTGTGCCCGATGTACAGCGTCTGCCCCTTGTAGGGGCCGCTGGTGAAGCGGACGATCGGGTAGCTGGGGCCGAAGCCGTGCGGGTCGGACTTGACCGCGACCACGTAGCCGTTGCCGGGCGCGATGATCGCGCCGCCGGAGTCGGTCTGGAAGTCGCGCCCCTGGTCGGCCCGCTGCTGCGTGTAGGAGGCCCCCTGGGGCAGGAAGCCGCCGCCCTGGCTCGAGGCCGGGAGCGTCGCCCCCGTGCCCGCAGCGCCCGTCTGGTCGCCTCCCTGCCCCGACTCGTCCTGCAGCGCCTGCTGCTGCAACATCATCCCCGCGCCCATCATCCCGGCGCTGGCCAGCGAGCCGAGCGAGCCGAGCGGGTCGGCGTGGCCGGTGCGGGCGATCTGGCCGAGGTTGTCCTGCAGCGCCATCCCGAGGTAGGAGAAGGGTGAAGGCGGCGGCAGCACGGCGTTGCTCTGCAGCCCGGTCGTCGAGGGTGTCGCGACCGTCAGCTTCCCGGCGGGCGCGCCGCCCAGGTCGCTCATGAAGCCGGAAACGGTGTTCGCCCAGTGCGCCGGGTCGTTGCCGTCGGAGGCCGGTGCCCACTTGGGCGCGATCGCCGCCGGGCTGGTCAGCCCCTGCGAGATGTAGCCGCTCTGCAGCCCCTGCGCGACCTGGTTGATCCCGTCCTGCCAGCTCGAGAACGGCTTGCCGGGACCCCAGCCCCAGGCGTTGAAGGAGCCGAGGATCCGCTTGCCGAAGCTCGACTCGATCCCGGAGATGCCGACGATCAGCCGTGGGTCGACGCCGTACTTCTGCCCGGCAGCGACGAAGCTCGAGCCGAGGCCCGCCAGCGGGCTGCCCTTCGCCCGCAGGAAGGCGTCGATCGTGTTAGCCAGTGGCGGCATTCGCCGCCTCGAGCGCGTTGAACTCCTTCGCCTTCTTGGCCGCACTCGCGACACGGCCGGTCGGGCCGACGAAGAACTTGTACACCTGGCTCTCGTACTTGCTCAGGTAGGCCTTGCCGACAGCGCTGTTCGGGTTGATCGCCTGCCCCTTCCAATCCTGCCCGCGCAGCCAGACATCGGGCGGGTCGAGACCCGCCGGGCCGGTCGGGAAAGCCGGGTAGACCTGCTTCACCACCTGGTAGAGCGCGCGTGCCTGCAGGTAGGGCGTCAGCGCGGGCTGCGTCTGGTAGCCGCCGGAGCTGACCTTCTGCGGATCCCAGCCACGGCTCTTCTTCAGCTGCTTCTGCATCTGCTTCTGCGCCTCGCCGTACAGCACCTTGATCTGCGCGGCGCGCCCGATCCGCTGGTCGAACGGCTGTCCCGGCTCGACCTGCTTGTACTGCTTCTGCAGCGTCTTCGTCTGCTGCTGGATCTGCTGTGTCGCCGTCGGCGTCCCGGCCACATAGGCCTGCGCGTTCAGGCGTGGGATCGACAGCTCGGCGGGCATGATCCGGATGAAGGTGTGCTCGGCGCGAGTCAGCAGGTCGTCCTGCGTGAACACCTTCGGCATCGTCGTCGGGTCGTTCATCGCCTGGAACAGCCGGTAGCCGGGCATCATGTCGAAGCCGACGTTCTTCAGCATGTCGCGCAGCGACTGCGACTGCCCGGTCGGCGAGGAGAGCGTCGAGGCGGCCATGATGTCGCGAATCACCGGCGAGAAGTTGTCGGCCAGCCGCTGCGTCAGCTTGTTCGGCTTGCCGCCGAACAGCGAGGCGAGCGTGTCGTGCATCAGCCCCCAGGACTGCAGCGCCGTGCCGGTGACCGAGGCCGGGCCAGCGGAGGTGACGACGGCGCGCTCGTGGCCGGGCGGGCCACTGCGCTCGATCGGGAACAGCTGGTCGTACCAGGGCGCGGTCGGGCCGAGCATCTGCTTGCGCCGCTGCTCGAGCGGCCCGGCGACACCGGCGGCGATCGCCGCCCGCTCCGGGAAGTTGGCGGCGTACCAGAACGGCCAGACGGTCGCGCCGCGCACCCACGGGTAGACGAACAGCAGCCGCGTCAACTTCTCCTTCTCCCACGGCGTCATGTGGTCGAAGGCGACCATGTGCCGGTCGGCCAGCTCGGCGACGCGCTCGCGGTCACGCATCGTCTGCAGGTCCTTGCCGTCGATCAGCCGCCGCCAGTCGGCCGGTGTCTTGTACCCGGCCCTCTTCGCCTCGTAGACCCAGGCGGCGCGGCGCGGCAGCCGGTCGACGATGGAGATCCGACGCAGTGCCGCCGACTCGCCACGAGCGAGCCGCTGGTTGAACTCGCGCCCACGCGAGATCGCCGAGAAGGCGGGAAGCTCGCCCGCCTCGGCGTCGATCTTCAGCGCCAGCTCGTGATCGCCCCTCAGCTGACGCATCGAAGCGAGCGTGTTGCCGAGCTTGAACGGCTGCTGGGCAAGCAGGAAGGCGGTGTTGCCGACGCCGTTGGCGATCATGTAGCCGGGGAAGTTCGCGTACATCAGCGACCAGCGGGCGAGCGTAGTCGCGAAGTCGAAGACCTGGCCGCCCGATCCGGCAAGCGGGCGCAAGATCTCATGCACCAGCTTGACGTCGATCAGCCGCATGTTCGAGTTGACCGCGAAATCGTGCGGCAGCTCGCCCGGCTTCAGGAACGAGTTGTGCAGGTAGTTCTCGAGCGAGTGCTGCAGCGCCTCGTTGTCGCCGCCGTCGGTGCCGTCGAGCGCGCGCTGCGCGTCGGTGGTGCTGGTAACCCGCGTGTGCACGGTCTCGCGGTTCTCGACCGAGGCCCGGAAGTGCGGGTCGAGCGGCGTCGCGTCCGGGTTGTACAGGTAGACGTCCTTGGGGATGCTGGCCGGATTGAGCATCTCCTCGCGACTCAGCGGACGGCCCATCTCGCCGATCGCGTCGCGCGCCTCCTTGGCGAAGCGATACCCGGCGGCGCGCATCACATGGTCGACGAGCACATGCGGGTCGGTGACCCAGTCGCCGCGCTGCCAGGCGATCAGGTTGTTGCGCTTGTGCAGGCCGATCTTCGAGGCGTCGGTGCGGCCGATCACGCGCCGGGTCAGCGAGCGTGCTGGTGCCTTGAGGCCGCGAATGTTCTCGAGGCCGACCTTGTGCGGGAAGTAGCCGCCCTCGCTGCCCGGCTCGTAGCTCTCCGGTAGCAGCCCCTGCTGGTGCAACCAGTCGGGCAACAGCGCCCGCCGCTCGCCGAACACCTTGTCGTAGTCGTCGCCGAAGACATCGTGCAGGATCGTCTCGCCTAGTTCGGCCATCTCGTTCATCGCGCCGCGCGCGTTCCGGAAACGCCTGCTACCGGGGGCCGATTTCATGCCGCGCTCGAACTCGTGCATCTTCTGGCTGATCGCCTTCGTGCGCTGCTCTTTGCGGAAGGCCTGGCGAGCTTCCTCGAGCGCAGCGTCGGCGTACAGGTTGCGGTACTCCTCGGCGTGCTGCGGCGTCCAGTCCTCCTCCTTGATGTTGCCCATCTCCTCGAGCCGGGCGAGCATGCCGTCGAGCGAGTGCTTGTAGGCGAGCGTCTCCGAGCGGCGCTGCGCGCGCGTCAGCCGCTTGCGCGCGACCACGGCCGCGCCGCCCATGTGCGCCTCCTGGTCGGCGCGCATCACCGGCGACTCGTGCATGCGCGAGGCGACCCGGAAGGCGTTCTCGTCGTCGAAGGCACCGAAGTAGGCGTCGAAGGCGGCTCGTACCTGGTCGGGCACGCGGCCGCCGAGCGCCTTCGCGATCGAGCCGTAGATCGTGCGCATCCACTGCTTGGCGCGGTCGAAGATCGGCACGAGCTCCGGCGTCGGCGCGACGCCCTCGGCCCAGTAGCGCTCCATCCAGCGGGCCGCCTGCTCGTGGTCGGCGACGTCCCAGTCGGCGTACGGCCTGCCGATCGCGTTCTCGAGGCCCGCGAATTCGCTCGGATGGTAGGCGTGCATCTCGTCCATCGCGTGCCCGAACAACTCGTGCAGGACCGTCGAGGCGTCGGCGTGCTCGGTCAGGTAGATGATGCGCTGGCCGTCGGGCGTGTTCAGCCACTGGCTCGCGCCGAGGATGTCGTCGCGGCGGGTCTGGGCTAGCGGGAGTTGCTCGAGGCGGGCGGGACGCCCGGCTTGGGCGTCGCCGACGGCTTGCTCGAGCCGCTGCCGGGCTTCGGCCGCAAGCGGATCGTCAAGGGTGCGTTCGCGTCCGGCTCTTCGTAGGGCAAGAGGGTCACCTTCACCATGTTCGAGTAGTCCGCCTTTCCATTCGTTGCCAATGACCTGCGTGTTGCGAAGGCGGGTCTTCACCTCCCCGTCCTCGCCAAGCGCTCTGTCGAGCGCGGCCTGAACCTCATCCTTGATGGCTGACCAGCGTTCATTGTACTTGGCGACGCTGACCGCCTCGCCGGGCATGATCACATGCATGCCGGGCGTGCCGTCCTGCGCCTCGACCGACATGAACCCGGCGTAGCGGTTCTTGCTGGCGGCGTAAAGCTCGCGATGTACAGCGAGCATTTTCTGCGGATCCTCGAACAGCGGACTGGTGATCTCGAGCGTCGGCTTCGCGCCGCTCGAGGATGACTCGCGCGTCGCCCAGACGTCGTACTGGTCGAAGATCTCGCTCAGCCGCAGCCCGACCTCGTGCGCCTTCTCCGGCGACCCCCAGATGTCGAAGTGCAGCGAGGCATTCGGCGTCCCCTGATAGGCGCTGAGACCGACCTCGATCGGGCCGTCGAGATGGACGCCGGGGATCTCGTTGACGTAGCGGCGCAGAGCCGGGGCGACCGCATGCGCGACCTCGGTCGCTTGGGCGAGCGTCAGGTCGTCGCCGAGGCCGCTGATCCCCTTCGTCACCTCGAGGTTGACGCGGCGCGTGTTGTTCGCGAAGGCGATGTCGAGGTTTTCCGGCTCGGCCCCGTGCAGCTGCTGAATCGCCGACCAGCCGAGCGCCTGCGCCTCGCGCGGCTCCCAGTCGGTGCGGCCGTCGAAGCCGATCTCGTTCAGGTGGTCGGTGATCTCCTGGTAAAGCTCGCGCATCCGCTCGTACTGGTGCTCGGTCGGCGAGCCGCCGGAGTCGATGTGGAAGGCACCCTCGTCGAAACCCTGTTTGTAGAGCGCGCTGTCGAGCGGGTTACGCAGCCGTGCGACCAGCTTCTTGTCGATGTAGCCCTGGTCGCGTAGCGCATGCACATCGTTGGCGGTCGGAAAGCCGCCGCGTGGATCGTGGCCCATCCAGGTGCGCGAGCGCAGGCCTTCGATCGAGTCGGCGAAGTCGTGCAGCTTGGCGCGCATCCCGGCGGTGACGTGATGGTCGCGGGCCGCCTTCTCGATCGAGTCGACGACGGCAGAGATCTCGTCGGGCAGGATCTGCTCGCCGTGCTGCAGCTTGTCCATCACGCGCAACGTCGCGGTCAGGCCGCTGGTCGGTGAGGCATTCGCCTGCGAGACCGCCCAGGCGCGCAGTGCCTGTTCGGCGTCGGGGTTCTCGCCGAAGAAGCGCTCGAAGGTGGGCGCGACGCCCTCGTACCACTTGGCCAGCCGGTTGCGCTCGAGCGCGTCGGGGACGACGGCCAGCACCCGTTTCACCCACTGGCGCGGCGTGATGCGGCCGTACACCTGCACGCGCTGGCCGTTGACGGTGCGGAAGGCCTTCTCGTTCTCCTGCAGGCCGAGGTGCGGCTTGTACAGGTCGCCTGCCGGAAGCGTCGTCCCGGCCGGGATCTCCTCGCCCGCCGGGTGGGCGACGCTGCCGTCCGGGTTGAGGATGTCCCGTGTCGGTGTGTGCGGCTGCTCGAGCGTGTGCGGGCCGACGTAGCGCAGGTTCTCGGTCAGCTGCTCTTCGCTCGGACCACGGCTGAGGTTGAAGCGCAGCTGGTTGTAGGCCTGCTGCGGAATCATCTTCGGGTCGACGATCTCGGTGCGCAGCCGCGCCCACCACTGCGCCGGATCCTCGCCGCTGCGGCGCGCCCAGGCGTAAGCGCGCGCATCACCAGCGGCGATCAGAGCGTCGACCGGGTCGTGCGGGCCGCGCCCCTCGAGTACGCGCAGGTCATCCTCGGCGTTCTGTAGGCCGCGCTGGGTGAACGCCGTGTCGCTCTTGTCGACACGCGCCTGCGCCTTCGCGACACGCTGGCGGGCGGTCGCCAGGTTGCGCTGGTACTCGCGGACCGCGCGTGCCCGTTCGCGCTGGAACCAGGGCAGCTGCTCGAGCGCGCCCCGGAACTGGTCGCGCGCCGGGTGCTCGATCGGCTCGCGGTCGGCGGAGAGGTCGGCAAGCTCCTGCTTCATCTCCTCGACCGCGTGCGCGTTGACGCGAAGCTCGGCCTCGAGCTTGACGCGCTCGTCGGCGGACGGGTTGTCGTTGAGCAGGCTGTCCTGCAAGTCGGCGTTGTGGTTGGTGGCGCTGCGGATCGCGTTCGAGAGCCGCTCCTGCTCGCGGCCGAGGTCACGGCGGACGACGCCCATCCGCTGCGCGCGCGCCCAGGCGGCCTGCTCGCCGTAGTTGCGAACGTCGTTCTGCAGCCTGCGCATGGCCGCTGTCGAACGTTCGGGCAGCTGCAGCTCGCGGCCGCGCAGCGACTCGCCGAGGTCGCCCAGCACCGCCTGCTGCCAGATCTCGTCCGGCATGTCAGGCGGCTTCTGGTGCAGCAGCGCCAGTGTCGTCTCGAGATCGCGGTCGGCGACGCGCGGCAAGCCCTCGCCGCCGCGCATCACGCCCTTCGCCGTCCCGGCGTCGATCGCGTGCGCCTTGGCCATGATCTCGGCGGTGATCCGGCGCTTGCTGCGCTCGAGCGTCAAATGCAGCGAACGAGCGGCACGCCGCGAAGCCGAGAAGCGGCCGATCACCCGCGCCTTGCGGGCACGGTCGGAGCGCTCGAGCGTCTGCGAGGCGATGTCGTAGCCGCGCTGCAGGCCACGGGTGAGCGGGCTGGGCGACCACTGCATCTCGACCGGCCGGTTCCCGGCGTACATGACGCGCGGGTTCGGCGGCACGCGCACGCGCTCGGCCGCCGTCCGCCAGGCGCTGCCAAGCTCGCCGCTCTCGGCGAGCGCGCGCGGGAAGGCGCTGGCGAACAGACCGACACGCGCGGGCACCGAGGCCAGTGGCATCAGGTTCATCGCCGCGAAGCCGGGGTGCTGCTCGCCGTAGGCGATCGCCTGCGCCGCTGAGGCGTCATAGGGGGCGAGCGTCCCCTTGTAGAGCATGCCCGGCACGCTGCCGAGGAAGGTGTTGCGCTGTTGCGCTGTCATGAACGGCAGTGCCGCCGCAGCGCCGCCCATCTGCACGCCGCCGCTGAGCATGCTGCCGACGTCGCGCGCAGTTTTGATCGTCGCGCCGATCGGGTGCGTCTCGAAACCGCGCTCGATCCCGGCCGCTGAGACGGCGATGTTCGGGATGATGTGCGCGCCATGCACGGCAGCGACCCCGGCCGCGTGCGCGACCTGGCCCGGCAGCGCGCTCAGGTTGACGCCGCCGACGCCGCCGGGCGGCGCGTAGGGCGCGGCAGCTGCGCTTGCCTCGCGCGCACTGCCGCCGCTGGCGAGCGTCGACCCGGCCGCCATCCCGGCGAGCGCCGCCTGCGTCTCGCGTGTCGCCTGGTTGCCGACCCAGTGCGTGGCCTGCGCAAGGTAGGGGCCGGTGAAGCGGTAGCTGGGATCGGCCGCGTTGAAGAGCGCGGAGAGCGGGTGGTGGTACGCGCCGAGCGCCGCCTGCTTCCAGAGCGGTCCGCCGAGCATCTTGTAGACGCGCTGCGCCGTGTGCTGCGGGTCGGGATGGGCGGCGGCGTAGCGCGCGTCGTGCGGCGTCACGATGCCGGGGAAGAGGACGTGCGCCTTCGTGTTCAGGTTCGCCGTCTGGAAGAGCTTGTGCTGGGCCGCCGCCTTCTGTGCCGGACGCGGGTCGTAGAGCACATGCTGCGCCCAGTTGTAACGGTCGTTGACGGTGACCGGCTTGGCCAGGCCGGGCCGGTACGGCTTGCCGGGCGCGTAGGCCATGTTCGGCGGCAGCGGCTGCGCTCTCGGCGGCATCGCCGCCCAGGGCGGCAGGCTCTGCTCGGCGGCGACGATCGTCGACGTCTTCTGGGCGACGCGCGGTGAGACGCCGCTCGCGGGCGGCCGTGGCACCGCCAGCCGCTGTCCGGCCGCGCCGAGCATCCCGGCCGCGACCGGCACCAGCGGCGAGGGCGGTCTCGGCGCAGCGCCGACGAAGCCCTTGATCTCGCCGCCCGTCCAGCTGGGATGCCAGCGCTGGATCTGCCCCCTGATCGCGGCGTCGCTGTAGCCCTGCTGGCGCATCCGCGTGACCGCCTGCGGCAGTGTCTCGACATGCGGCTGCGACCCCCCCCGGCCGGGGGGAGGCTTCGGAATCGGTGGCATCTCAGCGCCTCTTCGGCGTGCCCGCAGGCTTCACGTAGCCGATGCCCGCGAGGATGTCGTCGATCTGGCTCAGCACCTGCGGGTTGTTGCGGTACTTCGGCTTGACGTAAGCGTTGATCAACCGCTGCCGGGCGATGTTGTAGGCGTTCGCGCCCTTGATCGTCGGCGTCGGCGTCTGCGTCGGGAAGATCGGGTTGACGCTCGAGTAGGCGGCCGTGCGCGCCGCCTTGGTCGCGGCGGCGATCTCGCTCGCGATCTCCTTCTGGGTGGCCTGCGCCGCCAGCCGTGTCTGGGTCGCGGTCTGCGCGGGCGTCATCTTGCCGCCGCCCGCCGCCGCCTTCGGCGCGGGCACCAGGTGCGAGTAGGTCGTGTCGCCCGGCTTGATGATCGTGCCGCTCGGCAGCGGCAGCGGCCTGCGCGTCTTCGGGTTGTTGGTCGACCAGTAGAAGTTCGGGGCCAGCTGGCCGCTCGGCAGCAGGCCGGTCGTCTGCGCCGTCGTCTGCCCGGTCTTCGCGCCGTAGAGGCCGCTGTGCGCGTTGTACATGCCGTACATCGCCGACATGCTGAGCGCCTGCGAGAGCGCCGCCATGTCTTCGCGTCCGGCCTGGCGCGCGTTCATGTAGGCGGTCGACATCAGCGACGGGCGCTGCGCCTGCAGGCCCATCATCTGCGACATCATCTGCGCCTGCTCCTGCGCGTTCTGCATCAGGTACTGGTTGGCGATCTGGCCGACGTTGCCGACGGAGGCGGCGCGCGCGTACTGCGCCTGCGCCATCGCGTTCGCGCCCTCGCCCTCGAGCGTGGTGGCGGGGATCGTGACGCCTGCGTACTGGGCGGCGTTGCGGATGTCGTTCGGGTCGTAGGAGCCGACCATGCCTGCCGTCTGCCCGGTCGCACCGCCCGACGGCGTCAGCCCGAAGCCCGCCAGCTGTGAGGCGGCGTGCGAGGCGGCGTCCTGCTGGGCCTGCTGCACCGCGCCGGTCAGGCCGGTGCCGAACGCGCCCATCGCTCCGGCCGCACCCTTGTAGGCGTCGAGGATCTGCTGCGAGTTGGGGGCGGTCGCCTGCGCGAGCGCCTGCGCGTACCCAGCCGCCTTCTGCGCGTTCTGCCCGGCGAGCCAGTTCTGGTAGGCCAGCTGCGACTGCATGCCCGCCATGCCCTGGCTGATCTGGTTGTTGACCATCGACTGCGCCTGCGCCCACTGCTGCTGTGGTGTCAGCATCTGTGACGAGTAGAGGCGCAGCAGTGCGTTCATCCCGGTCGGGTCGGTCTTCGAGTTGGGGTTGACGTTGATCGTCATCGCCCCGGTGCCGAAAACCGGGCTGCCGGGCGCACCGCCGGGCGTGTTGCCAGCCTGTGGCGCGTGGGCGCTCAGGTAGTTCGTGTAGCTCTGATAGGTGGCGTGCGGCTTGTTGTTCGCGACCGCCCACTGCCGAAACGCCGACGGCGACATGCGCACCGGCGGCCGTTGCGGCACCGCCTTCGTATTCACCCTCGGCGGCCCGCCCGCGCCTGCGGGTGGCGGCATGTAGGGGCCGCCGTAGCCGGGCAGTGAGGACATCGGCGGCAGCCCGTACATCGACGGGTTGTAGGACGGCATCGACGGGAACGAGAGCGGCGGTGTCGACGGCGTGCCGTACGGGCTGGTGTACGAGTAGCTCGACATCTAGCCCGCCACCCACTGGCCGGTGTTCGGGTCCCAGTGCCCGCGCGGCGTGCCGGGCGCGACGACGTACTGGCCGCCGACGTCGTAGGCGTTCTTGCCGTAATCGGTCGCGACGGTGACACCGGTACCTCTGCCGGGACCAGCAGCGACGCCGGTCGAGTAGGCCGGGATGTCGGGGGCCTGCGGTGAGGTCGGCGTACCGCCGCTACCGTCACCGCCGCCGGGGTTGTAGCCGTAGGCAGCCATCATCGCGAGCCGCTGCGCGACCGCCTCGGCCGCGTTCTGGAACTGCGCCTGCGCCTGCATCTGCGTGCCGAGGTAGTTGTTGACGTTGCCGCCGAGCGCGCTCAGCAGGTCCTGCATCTGCCCGTACGAGGTCGTGTCGAACTGGTTCGTGTACTGGTTGACGTCGTTGACGTTCTGGCCGGAGCGTGCGGCTGCGCCGGTACCCATCCCCGACAGCTGCCAGCCGAGGTTGTTCAGGTTCTGGTTGTACGACTTGTTCAGCTGCGCCGCCTGCGACATCGGGTTGTTCTTGGCGGCAGCGAGCGTCGCGCTGTCGAGGAAGTCGGCGTACCCCGCCGGTGCGCCGGAAGCGGCGAGCACCTGGTTGAGCGTCCCCATGTTCGGGATGTAGCCGGAGGAGATCACCTGCTGGCGCACCTGGTTGCCGAGCAGGTTCATCGCCGACTGCTTCTGCTGGTTGAAGGCGTTGAGCGCGTAGATGTACTGCGGGTCTTGCGTCAGCCCGGCCAGGTAGTCGTAGGGCGTGCTGCTTTTGCCGCTGCCCGCGCCTGCCCCCGGCCCCGGCGGCGGCGGTGGCGTCGGCCCCTTCGAGGCGGTCGGGATCGCTGAGGAGACGCCGCGCCCGCCGGGCACATAGATGCTGCGGGTCGGGTCGTAGTAGCCGCCGGACGGGTCGTAGACCGAGGTGCCGGGACCGCCGGGCTGCCCGATGCGCGGGTTGCTGCCCAAGCCCATGTTGGTCGTCGTCGGGTCGTAGTACGGCTTCGGCGGCTTGGGCGGCTTCAAGGTGAGCGCCATCGACCCTCCTCAGGAGATGATCACGAAGTTGACGACGATGTACGGCGGCGCGTCGAGCGAGTCGTTGACCGGGTCTGCGCCGACGGTCGGCAAGCCGCCCTGCGCGCTCGGCGTGGTGGCGGCGGTGCCGGTCGCGGCCGCGCCGGTGAACGTCTTGGCGAGGAACTCGCCGAGCGCCGCCGCAACCGTGTGTCGGTGCTTCGGGCGGCGGCGCAACAGCGCAACGCCGTCGTTCTTGCCGAGCGCATTGACGTCGACGTGACCGCCGGAAACGGCGACGCCGACCGGCATCCGGCCCTGGATGTCAGGCACGTTGAAGGTGGTCGAGCCGTCACCCGCGCCGAAGCTGACGCCGATCGCGTTGAACAGCCGCGACTCGATCGTGCGGCTGTAAGCGCCGCCGTTGCAGAGCTTCGTCCCGGTCGGGGCGGCGAGACCGCCGAAGGGCAGGATCAGCCCGGCAGGCAGGCTGGAGAGCGAGCCGCTGGCGTAGATGCCGAGCGCCGAGGTCAGCCCGGTCACCGCCGTCAGCGGCAGCGTCATGTCGGAGGTCTCCAGGTAGGAGACGAGCCAGGTCTTGAACTGCATCGGCAGCGAGAACGGATCGGAGAGCAGCCGCTGCAGCAGCTGGTACTCCTGCGCGTTCAGCGGCCGCTGGTCGCTGGCGGAGAAGTCGCTGGTCGCACCGCCCGACAGCTGCGACTCGAGGCTGCTCACAGCCGCGAGCGCTCCATCGGCAGCCCGTCGACGGCGAACTCGTCGATCCGGGTGACGGTGGTCGGCGCGATCTGGCGAACGCGGAAGCCGACGCCGTAGCTGCCGCGCCAGATCGGCAGCCGGTAGCGCGTGTAGCGGTCGGTGGCCGGAAGCTGCTGCAGCTGGACGTACGTCTGGTCGGTCGGCGCTTCGGTGATGAAGCCGAGCTCGAGCACCGGCGTAGGGGCAGTCGCCGCCACTGCAGGCGTGCCTGGCGACGACTGCCCGTCCGGGTGAGACCCGAACTCAGCGCGCCACGCTGACGGCAGCCCACCGTCTGCGACCGCTCCGCTGGTGCGTGCATCGTACGACAGGTAGGCGAAGCGCGCGCGCTTGCGTCCTTCGTCGGCCAGCCGGTACCAGGGCGTCTCGAAGGCGGGCAGTACCGGCGTGCCGTCGTCGTCTTGGATTGCCGCGCCACCGAGAACGGGGAAGAAAACGGGACCGATGCGGGCGAGGCGCTTCGTGCCGACCATGCAGGCCCAGACGCGCTCCATGCCGAGGCCGCCGCTCGCCGAGACGTAGTTGCTGGCGTAGACGTTGGTGAAGCGGAACCACTGACGGCGGTTCAGGTCGCAGATCAGCGTCACCGCTGGGCCGCTGCTCTGCTGCACGGTGACGATGTAGTAGTCGAGGAAGCAGCAGCCGGAGACGCCCGTCTGGTTGGCGTACAGCGAGCGCCAGTACATCAGGATGTTGCCCTGCGAGACGAGGTTGCGGATCACCGCGCCGTCGGTGATGTGGCAGCCGTGCTCGTCGGCGAAGATGCAGTTGTCGTTCCAGTAGGAGATCGCGCGCGGGTCGGGACAGCCGACGCGCGCGAACAGCGGCTCGGTGAACATGATCGGGTCGGAAAGCTGTGCGCCGGAGTGCGGCGGCTGCGCGTCGCGGATTCGCTCCGTCGACCCGGCGTGGAAGACGATGATCACCGAGCGCAGCGCCCCGATCCCGGTCACCTTGGTGTCGGTGGCGAGGAAAGCGTTCGTGTCCCAGGCGGTCGCCAGCTGGTCCTGGCGGGCGAAGCGCAACAGGTTCTCCTCGCCGGGCGTGCCGCCGACGACCAGGTAGCCCTTGTAGGCCGCGCCGAGCGGTGCTTTCGGCGCGGTCGCGTCCATGTAGGCGTAGGCGAGCGTGCCGCCGGGCGCGGTCACCAGCTGCGGCACCCCGGCACCGGCCGCGTCAAAGGCGATCACCGTGTCGACGAGCTTGATCGGGTTCTGCTTGATCGCGTAGCTCGTGCCACGCTGCGTCGCCGTGTACGGCGGCGTCTGCAACACCTCGTACCAGTGGCCGTCGTTGGCGACGAACAGCAGCTTGTCGCCGCTCATGTACCCGGCGAGGATGCCACCCATCGCGTCGCCGCCCATCACGGTCGACCCCCACTGCCAGCCGCCCCGGCCGGTCAGCGTCGCGTCGATCACCATCGGCACGTAGTCGCTGACGTCCCACAGAAACCCGGTCGGGATGCGGTCGCGGGGGAAGTCGCGGGCGAAGGCACGCGCGCCCTGCAGCAGCGAGAGTGGGGAGGCCATCAGCCGGTGACGTACCAGCGGTCGCCGGGCTGCGAGAGCGACACACGGCGTGCCGGTGCGCGCGCGGTGCCGCGCTTGTTGACCAGCATCTTGATCTGGCGGATGCGGCCGCTCATCCCGTCGGGTCCCTCGTACTGCTGCCGGTACAACTCGCCCTTGCGCGCCTTGTCGTTGTCGGCGTAGTCGGCCATCTGCCAGAGCGTGTAGAGCACGATCGCGTCCTGGTACTCCTCCGGGATCGCGCCGTAGTCCTCGTCGCTGAGGTCGTTCGTGTCGTCGACCATCTGCGACGGACGCAGCACCGCCCAGACGTCGAGGATGCCGTCGGCGTCGGGCACCGGCTTGATCTGCAGCACGTCGCTGCGGATCAGCGTGAAGGTCGGGTTCTGCTCAGTGGTGTCCCAGTAACCCGGCGGGTAGACAACGGTGCCCCAGTAGCCGCTCGAGACGTAGCCGGTCTCGTCGCGGCGTGCGCGCCGGGTTGCGCCGTTGTCGACGTCGACCAGCGAGAGGATGCCGTGGTCGAGCGTGTAGGTGTCGACGCCCGCCAGGTAGTGCAGGTCGACGCAGCGCGCGACGCAGCGTGTGCGCGTGAGCAGGTCGATCGTGCCACGCCAGATCGCGTGCTGGATCAGCGGCGTCTCGTCGAGAGCAGCGATGTTCTGCAGGCCGAGCCAGGACTGCACCTGGCTGGTGATCTGTCCTCTGGTCATCGTCCTCCCTCAGTGCTTGGTCGGCCACTCGGACGGCGCACCGGGATGCTGGCTGTGCGAACTGAGCGCCAGCGAGTAGCCGAGATAGCTGCCCAAGACGCCGATCAGGCCGCCCATCACCGCGATCAAGACTTGGGTCGTGTTCGTGCCCAGCGTCGGCGTCGGGTTGTGCCCTTCCAGCACGTTGATCACCAGGGCGAGACCGATCAGGAAGATGCCGACGCCGAGGCCGATCGCCAGCACGAGCGCGACGACGTCGACGGGACGGAAGTCCTTCACGGCTTGGTCTCCTCGTCCCGTTCGCCGTCGCGCTCGACGAACAGGCCGACTCGCCAGCGCTTCGGCGGCCGCACCTTCGTGTAGAGCGTGCGCGCGAGCGCGATCAGCGCGATCACGATGAAGAAGATCGCCACGACGAGGGTGATCTGTACCGCGACCCGGTAGGCAGCGATCACGGCTCGGCCACGCGAACGAAAACGGTGCCCTGCGCACCCTGTGTGCGCGTCCGCTGCATCACCTCACCGCCGTTGCTGTCGTTCGCCCCGGAGGTGTTGCCCTCGACGGTCGAGAAGTTCGCCCCCGACTGCCAGCCGACGAACAAGCCGACGTGGTCGTAGACGCCGTCCCAGTCCCAGTCGAAGCAGACGAGGTCGCCTGCGACCGGATCGATCGTCGTCGCCAGCCCGTAGCGGTGTGCCTGTGCGTCGCCGATGATGTACGGCACGTAGCTGTAACGCGAGCCGCGCACGAAGCTCGGCGAATCCTTGCCGATGTCCTGCGCGCCGAGCTCGAAGCACCAGGTGGCGAACATCGCGCACCACGGACCAACCATCCCGTACCAGTCGGTGTACTTGACCTGGTTCGAGTTGGGCGGCGACTCGGCGGTGCCGATCTGTGTCTTCGCGCGGGCGAGCGCGGCGGCGCGCACCGTGCCCTTGCTGACGCTCGGCTCGCGACCGCCGAACATGTCCCAGGCGTCGGAGATCAAATTCGCAGCGGTGGCGTCCATCGCCATCTCACCGGCGTGCGGCAGCCCGTCCGGGATGACGATCGAGCGCAACGTGTTGAAGGTCGTCTCGCCAATCCAGCCGGTGTCGTCGATGTCCTGCTGGCGCTGCACGCCGGAGACGCCGGTCTTGCCGACGTTGCCGGAGGTGCCGTGTGCGAAGCCGTTCGAGTACGCCTGGTCGAAGGTCTGCCAGGGCCAGCGCCCCGCCCGCGACACGGTGCGCTTGTAGGCCTCGACGTCGGGGCCGTTCGCGGACGCCTGCTTGCCGTACGTGCTCGCGTCCGGCGGGTAGAGCGGGCGCGGGAATCCGGGCACCTTGACCATCTTTCCGCCCGGATATCCCCGCTCCCACCAGTTGCTCATTTCTTCGCCGTGCTTGTCACACCGCCCGAGGTCGTCTCCTTGGCCGCGTCCTTCTCCTCCTTGGCGGCCTGCTTGGCGGCGTCGTCGAACTCCTTCTGCTGCTGCTCGGCGCGCTGCGTGTTGTACTCGTCGAGCGCCTTCTGCTCTTCGGCGTGCTGCTGCTGCTGCTCATCCCAGACCTTTTTCTCCTCTTCCGTCCACGCGCCGTGATGGTCCTGGAAGCTGAGGTCTGGGCCGACGAACGGCGCGTCGGCGTCGCCGAGCAGGCCGCTGTTGATGAAGTGCGGCTCTTCTGCCTCGCGTGCGGCCTTCTCTTCGGCCGTCTCGACCTTGTCGGTCATACGTCCTCCTATCTCGTTGCGAGCGGTTCGAGGTAGATGTCGATGCAGCTGGCAGGCTCGACCCACAGCCACTTCTGGCCAGCCCACAACCCCGGACGGCCCTGCAGGGTCAGCACGCCGCGTCCGGGGTTGGCGGCGCTCGACATGCGGTAGGCCTGGGCGCGTCCCTTCAGCGTCAGCACGCCGCGTCCGGAGGACAGCTCGATCACGCCGCCGATCGTCAGCTGCGCGACCGGGATGCCCTCGAGCGTCAGGACACCGCGCGCCGGGTAGGCCCAGAAGACGCCGCAGACCGCCGCGCCGCAAACCGCCGCGCCGCACAGAGCGTCGTCGTACGGGGGCGGTGGGTAGGGCATCAGGCCGCGACTACGTCAAGTAGCCCAAGCGGGTCAAAGGTGATCACGAAGGAGCCGTTGTTCAGGACTTTCGAGGCCTGGAAGTCGATCAGTGACCAGAGCGGCTGCGCGCCGCTCGAGTCGTAGACGACGGCGTAGGCGCTGGTGAAGGTCGCCGCCGGACCCCAGGTCACGTCCGCTGCATCGAAGTGGGTGGTGTCCGACGACGAGTCGTAGACCGCCGTCTTGCTGGCGAGCAGCACGCCGCCCGCCGTGTAGCCGCTGCCGCTGATCTCGCTGCCGGAGACGTCGCCCCAGACCTTCTGCGTGTCGCGGTTGGGGACGAAGCTCGCCGACATCAGCGCGATCTTCATCGGGTTGGCCGTCCAGAGCGTGGCGAGGATCGCTTCGGCCGACGCGCTGTACCAGTTCTGCGGGATCGCCATTTACTGCTCCCCTCGTGCGCGCTCGTGGATGCGCTCGTCGATGATCTTGCTGACGGAGCCGAGTGGGTCGTCGCCGCCGTACTCCTGCGCGAAGTACTCGGCCTGGTCGCTGCGGATCGGTGCGCCGCAGACCGGGCAGCGCTCCGGCCACGCTGCCTCGAACGGCTCGAAGCACTTGGCGCACATGTGCCCCGTGCGGATCCGCTGGAACGAGTCGTCGCTGATCGTCAGTTGCGCCGCCCGTTGCACGCGCCCGTCGGGAAGCCAGACGCCCTGGTCGACGGTGTTGTCGATCGCGAGCACCTCGACCGGCTGCCGCCAGCGCTCGCTAGGCAATGATCGTCTCCTCCTGCGGCGTCGCCTCGTCGAAGCCGTACAGCTTCGCCTCGAGCGCCTCGACCAGCGGCGGCCGGTTCTGCGAGGCCTTCTCGTACTCGAGCACCTTGGACAGGTCGTGGCCGTCGTCCTCGAGCTTCTTCATCAGCTGCGCGACCGTGCCGTGGTAGTCGTCGTAGTTCGGCCAGGGCGGCGGCACCAGCGTCTTCGGCAGCAGCATCACATGGTCGTAGTGGCGTCCGATCGCCTGCAGTTCGTCCTCGACCTTCTGCTTCTCCTCCTCCGTCCAGTTGTGGTCGCGCTGGCCCTGGTCGGAGTCGAAGACGCCGATCCGGTAGTCGGGCGGCACGGTCGTCGCCTCGTCCATCTCCTGGTAGTTGCCGTTGAACGCCCAGTGCGTGAGCACGTACTCGCGCTCGTGCGGCAACAGTCCGTCCGGCTTGAACTCGGCGATCAGTGCGCGCTGGATGACGGAGACCGCGCCGGTGGCGTAGGCCTCCGTCCGCTCCGACTGCACCTGCACGCTGAGACGGCCGTATTTCCCTGCGAAACGCATGAGGACTCCTTCGTAGATAGGGCGGGGCGGCGACTGGCCGTGCGCGGCTCGGGCCGCCGCCCCACGCCTGTCGCCTACGGAGGCGGGATGATTCCGAAGATGATCCCGTGGGCCTTCTCGAGCGCGAACTCGAAGGTCGCCTCGCGGAAGTACTCGGCCGCGTAGGTGTCCTTGCCCTTCGGCTGCTGGTCGGTGATCAGCTTCGTGTCGCGGTCACGCAGCGGCACCTGCTGGATCAGCGACATGTCGAGCAGGAAGGCGTAGCCCCCGAAGCCCTTGTTGGCGTACGGGAACTCGGCCCACTCCTTCTTCACCACCACCGGGATCTGGTAGCCGTACGCGCCGGAGATGAAGGCGTCGACCTGCACGCCGAACACGTTCTGCGGCTCCGGCCGCCAGTACGCGCCCATGCCGGTGCGCGTCCAGGAGGAGAAGTTCATCACGGCCGTCGGCGAGGCGAACAGCACCTTCGAGTTCGGGTCGCCGTAGGGCATGATCTTCGAGACGAAGGCATCGAAGTAGGACGGCGAGATCGTGCCGTTCGCGTCCTGCTTGTTCGTCACGATGAACTCGAGCGCGCCACCGGCGGTGCCCTGCGGGTCGCCGTCCGGCGACACCGATGCGGCGTAGGAACGCGCCCCAAAGAAACCGAGCGACTCCCACTTGCGCTTGTGCTCGCGTGCCTTGCGCACCGCTTCCTTCTGCGGCTCGCGACCGCCGTACAGCTCGATCGCGATCTGGGTGCCGGTGAACACCCAGCTGGTGCGCGTGACCTGCGTGTAGTTGTAACCGAGCACACGGGCGAGGTAGCGCGGGTTGGGGAAGTTCGACCCCTGCGGCTGTGCGTCGCCGATCACCAGGAACGTGTCGCCGACCTGTACCGCAGCTGCGGGGATCGCGCCGACGCCGCGTGCGACCGTCGCCGTGTCCGTCGCGACGGAGACAACGCGGCTCGCCTCGCCTGTGCGCATGTTGCGCAGCAGGTCGTTGGTGTCGACGATTTTGCCCTGGCCCGCAGTGAGCACCAGTACGGTGTCAGTCCCCGTCTGCGCGGTCGTCGTTACGACGAGGCGCGGGAAGTCGTCTTCCTCGAGCCAGTTGACTTTTTCCCGGACGGCCGTCCGCGACGTGAGCTTGTCGGTCATCGTCGTGAACTGCGACTCGTCCGGCCGGAGCTTCTTGATGCGCTCATCCATGTCGATGACGCGCTCGTCGGGCAGGACCTCTTCGGTCGAGACTGCACCGCCGGTTACGAGCGTCCCAGCCATGGGACGTCCTCCTTAGGAGCGAAGGTATGGGTTCGCCTTCGGCCCTAGGGGTGTTCTCCTGACGGAGGCCCGTCGGCCTACTACTTACTCATTCCAGGCTGCGTCCAGCTGGTCGAGCGTGAGACCCGGTGCGATCTGAACCGTCCGGGAAGGCTCTGTGCTGCTGGCCGGTGTTGCCTTGGCGGAAGATACTACTGCCGCGCCGCGCGCCTGTTCGGCTTCCGCGCGCTTGCGCTGCTGAACTTTGCTGCGTGTCGAGGCGACCTGCGCAGCGGTCGCGCGCGCGATCTCGTACACGCCGATGATTCCGCGCGCCGCCGTCTCCGGGTCGTCGCTGCGGGAATCCTGGACGAGCGGATGCATGTCGCCGAGCGTCTGCAGTGTCGAGACCATCTGTCCCTCGTACTGCGGCATCTCCGGGAAGTGCTCGACGAGCACGTTCATCAGTGTCGGCCGGTCGACTTGCGCTGGTCCCATCTGCGCCTGCGCCTGCTGCTGCCAGACCATGGCTGCGTACTGCTCGGCCTGGTCGACGTACTGCACGAGCCGCGAGGCGGTGTACGGCTCGCTCTCGGCGGAGGCGTCGCAGACGGCGCGCGCCAGTCCGAACTCGCCCGCCTGCACGGCGGCCTGCACGTAGTCGGTGGTGTTGCCCGATTCGATCGCCTGCTCGACCCACTCGCGCTGCTCGCCGCTCAGGATCTGCTGCGTCGGCATCGCCGTCTGTGCCTGCATCTGCGCGAGCGCGGCCTCCAGTTCGGCCGCGCGCTGCAGCGCCTGGTTCTTCTCCTGGCCCTGGCGGGAGAGCAGCCGACTGAGGTCGGCCGCTCCCTTCAGTGCCTTCTCGGTGTCGCCGCCGTACTTGGAGAGGAAGGCGGCCACCTCCGGATCGCCGCTGAGTACCTCCTCCTCATCGGGCGGCTCGCCGCCTTCCTCTTGCTCTTCTTCCTCTTCGCCCTGTTCCTCTTGCGGCTCTTCCTCCGGCTCGCTGGGCGCGGGCGTCGGTACGTCGCCGCCACCGACATCAACCTCTTCCTCTTCTTCCTCGACCGGCGTCTCGACGGTCGTCTCCTGCGGCGTCTCGACCGGCGGCGCGTGCGTCTCTTCGGCCTCGTCGTCCCAGGCGCTGAGGATGTCGCGAGTGATCTCACTCGATGACTTCGGAACCACCGTTTGCCTCCTCGTTCAGCTGCTGTAGGTATTTCTCGAGCGAGCGCTCGGCCTTGCCCGGCTCTCTGGTCAGCCAGCGCATGCCGTTGACGAAGCCGCGCATGTAGTCGACCTGGCGCTGGTTGAAGGGGATGCCGGTCTCGCCGCCGCTCAGCGCCATCATCAGGATCCGCCGCTCGAGCGTCTCCTGCTCGTCGCGGGCGTTGTCGAGGAACTCCGGCCAGGAAGGATGCGTCTGCAGCGCCGCCAGCGCCGCCTGGCGGGCGTGTTTCTGCTCGTCCGTCTTAGCCTGGGGCATTCGACGGGCCTCCCTGCATGCGCATCATCTGCGCCATCGCCGAGGATGGCCCCATCGGTGTCGTCGAGTTCGGCCCCATCGGCCCGGCCGCCAGGTCGACGTTGGTCGTGCCGCCGCCGCCGATCGACGTCTGGCCGCTCGGATCTTGCTGCTGCTGGCCGCCACCCTGGCGGCCGGGCGCGCCCTGCTGCTGCGACTGCTGCGTCATCGCCGGGACGGCCTGCGGCGGCATGAAGTAGCGCTCCTTGTCCTGGATGTCGAAGGCGTCGAGCGTGCCCTCCATGAACGCCTTCAGGTTCAGCGGCGTGCCGGTCATCAGGAAAATCTGCTGCACCGAGGCTGCGACCTGCAGCAGCGACTGCTTCTCGGAGCGCCGCTCCTGGCGCATCAGCGAGTCACTGGTGACGTCGATCGTGATCTCGTAGTCGCCCTGCAACTCGAGCGGCGTCACCTCGCGGTAGGCGATCGCACCGGCCGCGCCGACGATCGGCACGACGCGGTCGTCGCGCAGGAACTGCTGGTAGAGCAACAGGAAGTGGCGTGCCAGTTCGGCGTACGCCCACATGTAGTGCTGCTTGCGTGACTGGATGATCCGCTGCGCGATCGTGGTGATGATCGACATGCCGGTCGCGGTGTCCTGCTGGATCGGGTCGGAGTTGACGCCGCTGTTGTAGGGCAGCCCGCCCATGATGTTCTGCAGGTCGCCCTTGAGCAGCGACTCGGCCTGCAGGGTGATCTGGGCGGCGGTCGGGTCGATCCGCAGCTGCTCGACCTGCGCCGGATCCTCGACGATCCACTGCGCGTTCGGTGCCCACTCGAAACCGTCGAGGTCGTCGACGTCGGCGCGGATCAGGGTGATGTTGTTGGCGAGCAGCCGCAGCACGTCGATCCGCTGGTTCTGCAGCGTCCAGAGCATCGACTGCAGCTGCGCCAGCGCCTCGACGACGGAGATGCCTGCGACCTGGAATCCGTCCGGCATCGCCGCGCAGACGATGAACGGCATGCGCCCGTTCCAGAGCGGGTTGGGGACGTCGCGCAGAACCACCTTGCGGTCGGCGACGGTGATCAGCCGCTCCGGCGTCCAGTACTCGAGCACCTCGTGCAGGTTGCGGGTGCGGTCGATGTTGCGCAGCGTCATCTCGCGCTGCGTCTGGCTGGAGGCCGAGGTGGCGTTCGACTGCGAGAACTTGACGTCGTCGACGTTCTTGTAGATGCCCTGCGCCTCGAGCCGCTTCAGCTGCTCGAACGACTCCCAGGTGCGGTCGATCAGGTACTCGGCCTTCTCGATCGAGGAGGCCTGCGACGGCCAGAAGAAGTCGCGCACATCGCGCACCTCGACGTCGGCGTCGTCGAAGATCGTCGCGTCGTCGACCGTGTCCTCGGTGTGCGACTGCATCTGGTCGACCGTCTGGCCGCTGGCATCGAGGATCTCGATCGTCTCCGGCACCAGCTGCGTCACCGTGCGCTTCTCGGTGCGCCACATCGTCTTCAGCACCGTGATCCCGGCGATCAGGTCCTGCTGCATGAAGTCGCGCTGGTGGCGCGAGAAGCGGGCGCGGTCGAGCGCGTAGCGCAGGATCGCGTCGATCGCGTCGACGGAGGAGATGCGCTTGATCACCTCGTCGAGCGACTCGTCGGGGTGTGGGCGCGGCTGGACGTTGAAGCGCGGGTTCGGCTCCAGCATCGTCGCCAACATGCCCTCGCAGGTGTTCAGCACGTATGGGGTGGTGATGTTCGAGTGCCAGTCCTCGGAGGCCGGTGCCTTCTGCTGGTTCTCGGTCACCGGATCGGAGATGCCCCGGTAGGCGGCGTAGCGGCGCTCGATCTTGCGCACCATCACATCGTGGTAGCGGCGCTCGCATTCCTGTACCGCGTTGACGACGAGATCGAGCGGGGTTGCGTTGTCGATCTCGGTGTAGGCGGCGGTGTTATCCGCCAAGTGGGCCTCCCGGCCCGCCGGGTCCGCCGCCCGGCCCGGCAGCTGCTGCGCCGACGAGCGCACGCTGCAGCGAGGCGAGGTTGCCCTGGCTGTGATCCTTGGCGTTCTTCGCCTTCAGCTTGATGATGTTCTGTACGCACTGGGCGGCGACGGCGCGGTCGTTCTCGTCCGGCTCCAGCTGCAGGTATGCCTTCAGCGCTTCCTCGGCATCGTCGAGCGCGTCGAGTGGGTCGGTGTACTGCTCCGGCCCCTCCTGCTGATCCTCGGCGTCGGGCGGTAGGCCGCCGGGGCCGGGGCCGCCGGGGCCGCCAGGACCGAGACCGCCGGGCGGGCCGCCGGGCGGTGCTCCACCGAGCGCGCCCGCGAAATCCATCATGGACATGGGGTTTCCTCCGTCTTCAGCTTGATGCCGACGCTGATCTCCTCGCCGGTCAACTCGAACAGCTTGCGGCGCACGAACGAACGCGCCTTCCTGCAGTTGACGACCGCCGCAGTGCATTCGCGTTCGGGCGGGAATTCGAGCAGCAGCAACCAGCCGTCGCGCAACTCGACCGGCACGGCATCGCCGAAGACCGTGGCGTAGACGATTGACTCCTCGCCCATCAGCGGGACCACCGACCGCGTCCACGCGGCCTGCAAATCCGCGAGCGCCACAGTCATGCCACCCTCTCCCACGGGTAAGCGTGCGGCTTCTTGCGCCCACGGCTGCGCTTGTGCCGCTTCTCGTGCGTGCCGTAGAGGCGATACATCTCGAGCGCGATGCCGAGCGCCATCACGCGGTCGTCGTTCGAGCCGTCCTGTGCGCGCGGAGTGGGCAGCGTCTTCTGGCGCACGAAGGTGCGAAGCTCCATCACCAGCATGCTCGGAAGCGCGGGGATCGTGCGCTCGCGGATCGCCTGCTCGATCTGGTTGATGATCAGCGGCCGCGTCTTGCTGTTGATCGGGAAGCCGTAGTTGGCCATCTGCGGCAGGTCGGGGCGGTCCTGGATCGTGTGCCGGTAGAGGCGCGGATAGTGCGGCCTGCCCTTGCGCCCGTCGCGCAGCGAGATGATCACCGGCTCGCCGTAGCCGCCGCCCATCTCGACCGCGATCCGCGCGTCGCCGTACCAGCGCCCTAGGAAGTGCAGCTGTTCGGCAAACTCGTCGGAGTCGACACGCCCGTGAAACTCGGCGGCGAGACCCATTGAGGTGAGGTCGATGACGTATGCGCAGCTGTAGTCCAGCCCACGGCCGGTGGCAATATCCGCACCGATCGCGTACTGGTGAGCCGGGTCGGGTTTTGCGTAGACACGCACCAGTCCTTGGTCGCTGCGGTGGATCTTCGCCTTGGCGCTGTTCTCCGTCGGCTTGAAGTCCATCCGGTAGCTCGGCTCAAGCGGCGCGTGCTCCGAGTACCAGGCGAGCGCCTCGAGGTCGAACCAGCAGAGGCCGGTCGAGATGAAGGCGTCCTCCGGCGAGCGCGGGTACTGCTCGGCGCGGTCGTAGGGCGGCAGCGCGCGCGCGACCTGCGCGTACCAGCGCTCGTCGCGGTCGGGGTGCAGGCTCCAGGGCAGGAACTGCACGTCGATCCCGTACGCCTCGCCGTTGACGTACAGGTGGTGGAAGAAGTTGCCTTCGCCCGACTCGACGTTCGAGACGCCGTTGGCGGTCGAGATGACGACGATCTGACCGCCGTTGTCGGCGACCGCGAACATCGCCTTCCAGGAGTCGCGCGCGTACTCGTGGCGGGCGAACTCGTCGAGCAGCACGAGCGTGCCGACCTCGCCGTGCCCGGCGCGGCGCGTCGACGGCAGCCCGACCGCGCTCGAGATGCGGCCGTCCTTGAACGTGAACTCGATCAGCGTCGAGGGGCGCGCGCCGCGCGACGGCTTCGTGATCTCGGCCTCGAAGCGCAGATGCTCCGGCAGCGAGTGGAACATGTCGAACAGCCGGTTGACAACCTTGATCGCCTCGTCCTCGTTGATCGAGACGACCAGCACGCGCGTGCCCGGCTTGGTCAAGAGCTTCCAGAGCGCGTAGCCGACGGCCAGCCAGGTGATGCCCAGCTGCCGCGCCTTGAGCACCAGGTTGAGCGGGTGTGCGATCCAGCCGTCGAGCGTGCCGCGCTGCCAGTGCCAGCCCGCACTCTCGTCGTTCAGCTGGAACTTGAACTGCTCGCCGGTGCGCGAGTCGAGGCAGGTGACGTGGTCGAGTAGCCCGGCGGGATGTTGCATCGCCGTCGCGCGTTCGTTCAGCAGGCGCGCGTACTTCTTCTTGAAGGCCTCGAGGACCTCCGGGCTTACCGCAGGCCGCACATCCTTGACGTTGCGGGCCACGGTCCGAACCCCCTGCTTGGATAGGCGGTGATCGCGACGGCGATCTGCTGCGCTGGCGTCCAGTGGTCGGCGGTGCCTCTGGCGTCAAGCAGCTGCCGTCCGTAGGTCTGCTGGAAGCCGTAGTCCATCTGCAGGCCGCCGTAGTAGCCGTTGCCGGTGTTCGCCGACCACGAGCCTTCGTAGTTGTGGATGCACTGGAACGCGCCGACCAGGAAGACCAGCTGGTCGATGCGGTCGGTCAGCTGTCGCCGAAAGACGGTGACGAGCTTCGCGTTGCGTCGCGCGCGCCGCGCCCACGCTTCCGGGCCGAGGCCGTCGAAGCGGATCTGGCCGTAGCCGACGACGCGCTGGTGGTGCCTGGGGAAATGCTTGTCGAGTGACGCCCTGGTCGCCGCCACAACGGCGAGCATGGCGAAGAACAGCAGCACAACGGCGGTGGCGAGACGGAGTCCCACGCACACCTCCTCTGGTTGCTGGCGGGGACAGCCGCAGAGTCAGGCATCTCAGCGGGCGCGCCGCGCCGGGCCGCCGGGGTTGTTCGGCAGCTGCATCCCGACCGGCAGCTTGATTCCCGGTGGCAGCGCGTGCATCTGCGGCACGCCCGGCGCAACGGTGCCCGGTGTCACGCGCCGGTCGATCCCGATCGGGGTCGGCGGGTTGTGGTGCGGGCCGTGATCACCAGCGGCGAGCAGCGGGACGGCGCTCGCCGGTGCGTAGGTCGAGCCGACGCTGCTGCTCAGCTTCGGCGGACGAACGGGCGGTGTCGGTCTCGGCATCTACTTCTTCCCCTTTCGCATCGCGGCGCGCTCGCGCGCCTCGAACGCCTTCGGCTCCTTGCTCTCGACCTTGTACGGATCCTTCGGCATGCGACCCTTCTTCTGCGTCGCCGTTGTCGAGCTCTTGCGACTCGAGCGCGGCGGCGTCGCTTTCTTCGTCAGCTTGGGCGGTGCTTTCGCCATCTCACTTCGCCTTTCGTTTGCGTCGGGCCTGCCCCGTTTGCGAGAGCGCGATCGCCACGGCCTGGCGTTGCGACTTGACGACCGGGCCGCGCTTCGAACCGCTGTGCAGCGTGCCGCTCTTCCACTCCTTCATCACGCTCTTGACCTTCGCCTGCTTGCCCGCCTTCGTCGTCGGCACCTTGCGCGGCATCTACTTCTTCCCCCTGCGCGCGGTGCGCCGTCCGGCGGCGAGCATGCCGGTCGCGAACGAAGCCTGCTGCTTGGCCTTCGGCCCGTACGCGCCCTGCTTGGCGGCGGCCAGCTTCCCCGGCGGGATCTTCTGCCCCTGCGGGACGCCGAGCGAGGAGTGCAGGCCGCCCTTCTTGAAGGTCACCGGCTTCTGGCCTTTGCCGCCGGAGATGGTGACCGTCTTCGGCTTGCGTTTCGCCATCGTGTCCTCCTTACGGTGCGATCCAGACGGCGCGTGAGCGCCAATAGGCAATGCGCTTCCGCAGGATCGGCGCGCAGCGCGTGACGCGCCCGTTCTCGACAACAAAACCAGCGCATAACGACGACGTCGTCACTTGATACACCCCGTCTTTCACGGTGCGGGCGTCCAATTGTCGCCCCAGGCCGACCAGTCGGTGAAATCGGGCGGCGGCGTGATCAGCACGGTCGGCGCGGGCGGCAGCGTCGGCCAGACCAGCGCCGTCGGGTCGCCGCTGAGCTTCATCAGGTTGAGGGCGCGGCGAAACGCCTTCCACTCGGCCGCGTAGCTGGTGAAGGCGTCCTGGTTGTCCTGCGGCATGTCGGCGACGAACGGTGGCTGCGAATGGTCGGTCTGGCGGATCTGCGCGCCGCGCACACTGTCCACGATCTGCCACTGCTGCGGCGTCTCGTCGGGCGGCGGCGCGTCGTGGCTGTAGCTGATCGCGGGTGCGTCGTGTTCGGCCTGCGCGTTGTGCTGTTGCGCAGCGGCAATGGCGGCGTCGTAGTCGGGTGCGCTGCCGTTCGCGTCGTCGAGCAGACAGGTCCAGGTCCAAGTGGTCATGCCTTCGTCACCCGCAGGTATGCCGGGACGAGGTTGCCTGTCCCGCCTGCGCCAGCCTTGATGCTGTAGGTGGCGCTGCCGCCGCCGTATGCTTTCCACGCATAGGTGTGAGAACCGGCGCTCGGTGTGTCGAACACAACGCCCTGGGCGGCGAGACCATTAAGACCGCCAAGCCCTTGGGTCAGATCGACGTGACCGAGCACGGTCGAGTCGCGAAGGATGACCGCGATGCAGGGGCCAGTCGCACCACCGGCGTTGTCAACCTGGGGTGCGAAGATCTCGATCCTCACCTTGCTGCCGTCGTAGGTGACCGCGTTGCCGGTCACCACTGCCTGGGCGGTCGCCTCAGTCGTTGCCGAGATGGCGACGGCTGCTGTGATCTGCGCGTAGTCGAGTTCCTTGCCGATGCCGGGAAGCTGCGCCAGCGGCACCAGCCCGCCCGCGTCCAGCGTGGCGACGCCGAACGGCACGCCCTTCTGGTTGTTCGGGATCGCGTCCTGGCCGAGCGGCCAGAGCGGCACCCAGGGGGTAGTAGCGGGGTTCGGGGTGCTCACGGCACGCCCCAGATCACGCAGCGGCTACCTGCGGCCCAGGCGGTGCCGTTGTTCGGCACAATCGCAAATCGGTTGATCGCGGCCAGGCTCTTCCAAACTCCTTCACCGGTATACGAGTAGCCTCCAGAGCCAGGCGGCGTAGCTCCGAATTGACAGAGCAGCGACTTGAACGTGACCGTGTTCGTGTAGAAGGGGATCTCAATGTGGATCAGCCCAAAGATGTTCACCGCATCCCCTGCGTCCGGCAGCAAGGTCACCGTGGTTGCTCCGAAATATGTGGTGCCGGAGTTGACACCATTACCCGTGGCGTTGGTCGCACCGCCGAAGTTACCGGCGTAGTTGGCGGCAGTGTCACCGTTGAAATTGACCTTGAAGCCATCGCCGCCCGCGGTCGCATAGTTGGAGCGCAGCAGCAGATCGACGACCAGTTTCGTGTAGGTGCCGGGAAGCCCCGACACGTCGAAGGTCTGCGCCGAGGCGATGTGGCCGGAGTCGTAGAGCAGCGGGTTGCCTGCGTTCTGCCAGCCGACACCGGGCGCGGCACTGATTCGGGTTAGGATCTGACCGAGCGTTCCGACGGGCAGCTTGGCGACGGTGTCGTTGGCGGTGCCGACCAGCAGGTCACCGGCGTTGTCGATCAGGCTCTTCGGGATCGCGTCCTGCGCGCCCGGCGGCGGCCAGGACGAGGGGGCGGCGCTGATCCCCGTCTGCGTGCACATGTAGAGGATGCCGTTGTAGACGACCAGGTCGCCGTCGTTGTAGGTGCCCGCGACGTAGTCGCCGTGATAGACGAGATTGGTGCCGCCGATCGCGGGCAGCTGTGCGGTCGGCACCTTGCCGCTGGCGTCGAGCGAGGCGTAACCGTTGGCCTGCGCCCTGTTCGCCTTCACCTCCAGCTGGTTGAGCGTGCTGGCGTTCAGGTCGGTCGTGCCGTCGATGAAGGGCAGTGTCGAGGAGAGCGGTTCGGCGACGTCGCTCATGAGATCAGGTTGCTGCCCCAGAGCACGAACACCCAGAGCGCGGCGGCGATCAGCGCGAGCAGGATCTCGGTGCGGGTGATGGTCATGAGTACTCCTCCGGTGGGGCGAGCGAGCCGCTGTCGTCGGGCGCGCCGGAGGCGAGGCCGATCCAGGCGGTGACGATCGCCTGGGTGGCGTTGTCGACCACCTGCAGCCCGATCTTGCCGGGCGACCAGGCCCCGGCCATCAGCTGCACGGCGTGGTCGACGGTGTCGGCCGAGCCGACGACGTCACCGGAGGAGGTGATGATGTCGTAGCTCAGGGTGACCGGCTTGGCCTGCGGTGTGACTTCACTCACTGTTGCCTCCCAAGACACCATGTTCGGATTTTGTAAAAGCGTCTGAGCGGGGAGTTCGGCAAACGGGCGGCGAGAAAACCCCTGCAAACAAAGGCCTTTGCTGTTGCCTGCGCAGAGAACGGTTCGTGGCCTGCGGTAAAATGTGTCTGTCGGATGGTCAACGAACGGAGGTAACGAGAATGGCGAAGGACGCACGCGAAGAGATCGACCGCGCGCTCGAGCTACTCGAGCTGGCACACGCGAACGTGCGCAACGGCGACTGGCTGGGAGCGCTGCGCTGCTTCGGCGCGCTGCCCGACCACTGCAGCGAAGCGTGCATGGCCATCGTGCAGAAGGCCTACGACGGCGGCACGACCAAGAAGGCGATCGCGCAGGCGATCGGCATGCCGCCGTCCGGGCTGCGCGGCCTCGAGAAGACGGCACGGCCGTGACGGCGCTCGAGCAGCAGGCACGCGCAGCCTGGATCCGCTGGGGCAGCTACGCGGGCTACCACCGCTGCGGCAGCTGCCAGCGGCACACGCACTGCCGGGGCAGGCTCTACGGAACCTGGCTCTGCCTGCCCTGCTTCGACCAGCGCTAGCCGCAACGACGAGGGGCGGCCCTAAGGCCGCCCCATCGCCGGGTCAACTCATCACTGCCCCAGCCGAAGCGGAGGCGGCAAGGAGGTGAAGCCGGGAAGTCTAGCTAGCCGCCGGGATAGACGGAGCGGTCGAAGTTGGAGCGGGTGCCGGGCGGCAGGTCCTTGAACGACCATTGCGGGTTCTGCGTCTCGCGCCCCTGATAGAGGTCGTGGTTGTTCGAACGCGAGAGCATGGTCAGGTTGGTGAAGCCGCAGGCGATCCCCTTGCCGTTACTGACGCCGTAGGCACCGCTGCCCTGCGGGTCGACGATCAGGTTGTCGAAGATCACGTCTTCGGGGATCTCGCGCTCGTTCGCCCCGGCGTGGATCAGCACCTGCGAGTTGTTGGCGGTCATCGCGCAGACGTAGCCGGAGTGGACGCGGATCCCGCGCCCGCCCATCACCTGCACGCCGTCCTGGTGCTTGCCGTCGTCCTTGGCGTAGCAGACGATGTGGATGTTGTCGATCTCCAGGTCGTGCGCGCCGACGCCGATCTTCAGTCCGTCGCCGTGGTGCTGCTCGACGACGATCGAGCGGATGTGGCCGGTGCAGCTGTCCTGCAGGTGGACGGCGTCGGCCGAGCGGTGCTCTGGGCCGATCGTCACCCGGACGACGCCCAGGTCGACCTGGCCCTTCAGCTTGACCGGCTCACCGATGGAGGTGATGTCGTTCAAAGGCGCTCCTTGTCGTCTGGCAGATCGCTGTTCTATGATCCCGCGCACAGCCCAGTGATGCCTCCGGTCAACGAGGCTCACACCTACATCCCAAGGAGGACAGTCCAAGTGGCTAACTACAAGTGCGAGGACTGCGGCAGGACGTTCACGAACACGCAGGGTCTTGCGGCGCACCGAGCGAGTCGCCATGCCGAGGCGTTGATCGACGCTGAGGTGCTGGCGGAGTTGCGGGCACTGCTCGCACCGATCGAAGCGCGCCTGGGGGTTGTCGAAGGCGAGCTAGCAGAGGCGCAGAAGCGGGTCGCGCGGCTAACGCGGACGCGCAACTACCTGCGCGGCTCGCTGAAGCGGATCGATCCCAGCTTCAAGTTCGAGCCGCCGAAAGCCAACCCGCACTCAAGCTCGCGTGAGCGCGCGGTCAACGACCCGCAGAAGCTACAGCGGGTAGTCGCAGTCGTCGAGTCGGGCGAGTGGCCGCAAGGCTTCATGAAGCGCGACATCTACAGGAAGCTGAAAGAAAGCGGTGAGCCGATCGGCAGCGACGCGGTCGCCGGGGTGATCGAGCACCTGCACGCCAGCGGCGTGCTGCGGATCGAGCGCACGCTGCGCGGCGGGGCCGCGCTCTACATGCTGGTCGGTTCCAATGGCGCGTAGGCGAGGGCCGACGAGAGCGTCGCTCTACGACCTGCGCGACCTGGACATCATGTTCAAGCTGGCCGACCTGGAAAACGGCGACGGCCAGGCGACCGCCGAGATCGCCGAGTCGCTCGGCTTCGCCGCCGAAGAACACAACCGTAACGTCGGCATCCGCCTCGCCTGGATGCGCCGCTACGGGATGCTCGCCTTCGACGACACGCACAAGCTGTGGTCGCTCTCGCGTGGCGGCCAGCGGGTGGTGCAGGCGCACGAACTGGCACCCTCGCTGCGCGCGCTCGAGAGCCTCCCCGATGAGGCGATGGTCGACGCGATGGCGCAGATCACCTCGCGCTTCCAGCGGGGCGAGACGATGCTGGCAGTGATGCTGCGGCGCGAGTTCCTGTACGGGACGAAGAGGAGGCGGTGATGGGTGTCGAGGAGTGGCACGGATG